GGTGAAGGATCACCAAGCACCCACCCAGGAGATCGCGCCATACGCGGACCCCGGGCCGGTCGGGCTGCCGCTTTTCGCACCACCACGGCCGCCGATCGACACGGCGGCCCGGTGGATCACCCGCCGGGAACAAGCGTGGACGGCAGCCGGGTGGCTCGCTGCCGCCGTGCTGGCCGTGGTCCTGGTCATCCTCATCCTGCTTGCCGCGCACATCGCCCCGGCGCTCCTGGGGGCCAGATGACCGCCATCCCCGAAGACGCGCATCGCCGGAGCCCTGGCATGGACCCCCGCCATCCAGGTGCCCGCGGTGCGAAGTCCCCCGCGCCTGCTGGGGCCCCGGTCCAGCGGCGCGGGGGGCGCCCCCGGCCACAAGCATCCCACCGGAAGGAAAGCAACGATGACCTCGCGTAAAAACCGCGCCCTCGCCGCAGTCCTGGCACCTGCCACCTCTGGCTGGGGTGCCCCGGCAGCAGGCACCACGGTCACCGGCCCGGCCTGACCGGGCGCACAAGCACCCTGGGCCGGCCGGCCGGCCCCTCCCGCTCCCCAGCCGGCCGGCCCAGGGGTTCACCATCGCAGCACAGCACAGGCAACCACTGATCATGACAGGGACGGCGCTCCGTATGAGCTATGAGGCCGTTGGCTGGGTTCTCAGGGACGCTCCAGGCGTGCCGGCCCAGTGTGTCAGCGTGCTAATCGGGCTAGCTGAGCACGCCGACAAGCACGGCCACGGCTCCTACCCAAGCGCCGCCACCCTGGGCGAGTACGCCCGTAAAAGCGAGCGGCAGGTGCGTTATGACCTGGAGCGTCTCACCCAGGCCGGGCTGATCTGGCCAGGCGACCAGTCCCTTACGGCCAAGCTCCCCGTGAACCGGCGCCCGGTCGTTTACGACCTGGCAATGGGACGCGCACAGTCTTCTGGGGTGCAACCCACTGCACCCCAGACAGGGGTGCAACAGGTTGCACCTCAAAGCCCTTCTGGGGTGCAACCCACTGCACCCCAGGCTGCCATGCAACCCACTGCACCCCTAAAGGCCGCTGACCAGGGCAAACGTGGTGGGGTGCAATCCACTGCACCCCTAGACGGGATGGGCCTGGGGTGCAATGGAGCGCAGCCTGGGGTGCAACCCACTGCCGACAAACCACCCATTAAACCTAATAGTGGTTCTCTTTCACGTCGGCAAAGCCTGAACGAAGGGCGCGAGGACGTCGACAGGCTCTGCCGCCATCTCCTCGACCGCATCGTCAGCAACGGCTCCAAGCGGCCGACGGTGACGGAAAAGTGGCGGGACGCAGCGCGGCTGATGCTAGACCGGGACGGTCGCAGCGAAGCCCAAGTCCACAAGGCTATCGACTGGTGCCAAGACAGCGAGTTCTGGCGTTCCAACATCCTCTCAATGCCCACCTTGCGCGACAAATACGAGACGCTGCGCCTCCAGGCCCAGCGGCCATTCCCCGGCTCCCAAAACGGGGATCGCCCGGCCACCACCACCCAGCGGGTCCAGTCCGCACTACACCGCGCCGCCCGCTATGAGCAGGAGGAGTCCGCATGACCAAAGCCGAGGTGGCGCGCCTGCTCGCCGTTGCCGCCGCGTTCGACCAGCGGACCAGTGGCGAGGAAGACGACATTGCATGGCTGGCGGCCATCGGGGACCTGAACTTCAACGACGCCAGGAACGCCGTCATCGCTTACTACCGCGAGTGCCGCGAGCGGATCATGCCCGTGGACGTTCGTGAGCGCGTGGCGGAGATCCGCAAGCAGCGCATCGCCGCCGCCCCGCCCGTGGAAATCCCCGAGCACCTGGCCGACCGGCCAATCGAGGCCCGCGACTGGAAACAGCGCACCCTCCAGGCCATCGCTGACGGCGCGGACCCGCAACGAGCCATCGGAAGCGGGCAGTGACCGCCGGCACGATCCCGGGCCTGGCGCCGGGGGAGCACGTCATCCGGTCGGAGATGGCCGTCACCGGCGCGGCCTGCGAGTCCGCCAGGGCCGCCGAGGTGATCGGGGACATCGTCCGCCCGGAGCATTTCCGCAAACCCGCGCACGGGCTGATCCTCGAAGCCGCCCTCGCCCTGGCCGAGCGCGGTGACCCGGTGGACCCCGCGTCGGTGCTAGGAGAGCTGACCCGCGCCGGGAACCTGCGCGGCAGCGGGGGAGCACCATACCTGCACGACTGCCTCGCTGCGGCGACCACCGCCCACGACCCCCGCTGGCACGCCGCCCAGGTCCGCCGTGACTGGGACCGCCGCCACGCTGGGGAAGGGCTCGAACGGGCCCTCCAGTACATCCAAAGCGACGCCTACGACCCCGCTGAGGGCCTGGAGCGGGTGCGCCAGATCGTGGAAGCCGCCACCGCGCCCGCCCAGGCGGACGGCCCCAAAGACATCGGGGACCTGTTCGACGAGGTGCTGGAATCCCTGGAGAAGCAGGAGGAACGCGGCCTGCCGCTGCCCTGGGGTGACGTGGGGGAGTGCATCGCCGGCCTCGCAAGGGGGGAACTGATCACCCTCGCCGGCTCCACCGGCACCGGGAAATCACTCGCCGGGCTGAACATCTGCGCCCACCTCGCGCTCCGCAAAGACGTGCCGGTGCTGATCTCCACCATGGAGATGACCGCCGGGGAACTAATGCTGCGGCTGATCTCCGCCGAGGCGCGCATCCCGCTGGTGTCCCTGGTGAAACGCCGCATGGACGACGAGCACTGGGTGCGGGTGGAGTCGGTGCGGGCGCGCATCAGCTCCTCGCCGCTAGTCATTGACGACACCCCCGGCCAGTCCGTCGCCCACATCCGGTCCCGGGTCCGCGGCATGGCCCGCACCCGCCCCGCCGGCCTAGTATTCGTGGACTACATCCAGCAACTCACCGACCCGCCCGGCGCGGCAAGCAGGCAAGAGGCAGTAAGCAAAAACTCCCGCGACCTGAAACTGCTCGCCGGCGAGTTCGGAATCCCCGTCCTGGCCGCCGCCCAGCTCAACCGGATGCCCGCACGCCGCGAAGGCAGGCACCCAGAACTGTCCGACCTGCGCGAGTCCGGCGCCATCGAGAACGACTCATCGGTGGTCATCCTCCTGTACCGCGACAAGGAACCCGATGATCCCGGCCGGGCAGGGGAGATCGACTTCATCGTGGCCAAGAACCGTTCTGGCCCGCTGGCCACCATCACCCTCGGCTTCCAGGGCGAGTACGCCCGGTGCGTCGACCTAGCCCCCGCCTACTTCCAGGAGAACCGATGACCGACATGCAAGCAATCGAAACCCACTACGCCGGCTACCGGTTCCGTTCCCGGCTTGAGGCCCGCTGGGCTGTCCTATTCGATGCCGCCGAGATCGAATGGCAGTACGAGCCACAGGGCTACCTGGTCGACGTGGCCGGGTTGAAGCGGCCCTACCTGCCAGACTTCTGGCTGCCGGGAGTCAGAAGTGGTATCTGGTGTGAGGTCAAAGGCTCACCGGAAGGGCTGGACGTCCCCCTCCTCGCCTACGCCGCGCACCCTGAGCACGGCCTCCCGGCAGACCTCTCTGGCAGCCGTTCGCATCTGCGGAAAGCCCATCGGCTGCTCATCCTGGGGCCGATCCCGGATCAGGGCAGCCCGCTGGTTACGCCACTACATTGCTGTCTCACATGGGACGCGACGCACCCAGCGACCACCGGCGTGTACGCAGAAGCGGCGCTATTCGCCGGTGGTGCCCTGCTGGGCACGGACCTGACAGGCCCGGTCCTCGGCGAAGACGGCACTCTTTACGCCGACAAGCAATACCTGTGGGAGAAAATCTGCGGCGGGATCGGCGTGGCCCACATGCGGCCGCTCTACGAAATCGCCCGCAAGGCCAGGTTCGAGCACGGCGAACGGCCCGATGCCGCATGAGCACGCACGATAGAGACCGGCTCACGGAGCGGATCCTGCACATTTCGGACGCACTGGGCGGGAGCCAGCCCGAGCTAGGCCGCTGGGAAGGCGCTGTCCGCGAATTGTGCGCGCAGATATACCAGGCTGGCCGTGAAAGCACCGCCGAACACCGCGGCCCCGCGCGGCCGCGGATCGTGTGCCTCTGCGGTTCCACCCGGTTCGGGAACTTCTTCCACATCGCCAACCTGAAGCAGACCCTGGCAGGCGAGATCGTCCTGTCCATCGGGTGTGACACCAAATCCGATGCCGACCTTGCCGCCGTGGGCGCGCTGGGCGCAGACCTGGACAAGGCCGGCCTGGACGAGCTGCACAAGCGGAAGATCGACCTTGCCGACTATGTGCTGGTCATCAGCGACGAGGCCGGGTACTTCGGCGAGTCTACGTGGAGCGAGATCAAGTACGCCTGGGCGCACGGCAAGCCGGTGGAGTTCGCCGAACCAGCAGCTGAGGCGCGGGCGCTCGCCCTGCCGGAGGGCATGTTCACATGACCGAGGCGTACTGGACCGACGGGCGGGTGAGCCTGTACCTCGGCGACATGCGCGAGATCCTGCCCGCGCTCGGGGTCACCGCCGATTGCGTCATCGCGGATCCGCCGTACGAGTCGACGTCGCTGGCGTGGGACCGGTGGCCCGACGGGTGGCTGGACGTGGCCGCTTCGGTCACGCGGTCGATGTGGTGCTTCCTGCCGATCCGCCAGTTCGCCGAGCCGCCGTACCGGGGCACCGAGTTCCGGGCCGCGGGGTGGCGGCTCTCCCAGGACATTGAGGGCGAGCACATGGTCTGGGAGAAGCACAACGGGTCCAGTTTCCACGCCGACCGGTTCAAGCGCGTCCACGAGATCGCCTGCCACTGGTACCGGGGCGACTGGGGGAGCCTGTACCACAAGGTGCCGACGACCCCGGATGCCACGGCGCGGTCGCTGCGGAGCAAGACCCGGCCGCCGCACATGGGCCACGCGGGTGAAAGCGCCTACGTCAGCGCCGACGGCGGCCCCCGGCTGATGCGGTCGGTGCTGCGGGTGCGGTCCATGCACGGCCGGGCCATCCACGAGTCCGAGAAACCTCCGGGAATCTTGGAGCCACTCATCACCTACGCCTGCCCGCCGGGCGGCCTGGTGGTGGACCCGTTCGCGGGCAGTTGCAGCACCCTCGCCGTCGCTGCCAGCCTCGGCCGCCGTGCGATCGGCGTCGAGCTGCGGGAGGCGTGCGCGGAAAAAGCGGCGCGGCGGCTAGACCAGCCGTCCCTATTCGGCGGTGACGCCGCATGAACGTCTCCCAGTGTGACAACTGCAAGCGCCTGGACCCGGCGGCACCCCCGCCCGGGTGGCTGCTGGTGGTCATCACCGAACCCGACGACATGCTCCTGCCGGGCCTGTTCGCCGGCGCCCCGAAAGTCGGGGCGATGTTCTGCGGGTGGAAATGCGCCGCCGAGTACGCGGTCGCAAAGGCGCTGATCGACAGCGCCGGCAAGGAACCGGGAGGCGACACGTGACCCGTTACTGCTCCTCGTGCCCGCGGCCTTTGCGCCCCCGGGCGGGCAAGCGGGGCTACCGGGGCGCCAACGGCCGGTGTGAGTGCTGCGATCGCCGCTGGCGGAACGCGGGGCAGCCACCAGAAGGACCGCCGCCTCCCATGACCGCAGCGGAACGCACGGCGCGATCCGGGGCCACGTCCAGGGCCGCGCGGGACGCCCGGCTGGCCGAGTTCGCGGAGTCCCGCGCTCTCGGGTTCCCCGTCCCTGTTGCCGCCGCGGATGCGGGAGTCGCGGAGGTGACCGGGTGGCGGTACGAGAAGCTGCTCGCCGCAGCAGGCGGGGGGCGGGTGGCATGACCGTAGCCGCGGCGATGAGCGAGGCGGAAGTTGAGCGCGCGGTCGCCGGGATGGTGAAGCAACTGGCCCTGTTTGGCTACCACACCAGGGACTCGCGGCGCAGCGCGGCAGGGTTTCCGGACTGGACGATCTGCGGCCCTGGTGGCGTGATCTTCCGGGAACTCAAACGCGAAGGCAAGCACCCGACCGGGGCGCAGCTGGCGTGGCTGGACGCCCTTACCGCAGCAGGGGTGGACGCGGGGGTGTGGTGCCCGTCGGACCTGCTGGCGGGCCGGATAGCACGCGAACTGGCCCGGCTTTCCCGCCCGGCACGGCCCGCGAGGACCGCGGCCAGGCGCGGCCAGTTCGGCGGGGCATCCGGTGTCCAGTGGACACCACCAGGAGGGACGGCGGCATGAGGCTCGCGTTCGCAGACCCGCCTTACCTCGGCTGCTGCAAGCTGTACGGGCACCGACATGAGGAACCCTACGGCTGCTGGGACGACCCCGAAACCCACCGCGCCCTGATGGTCAGCCTGTACGCGAACTACGACGGCTGGGCACTCAGCGCCTCATCCACATCCCTGCAGGAACTCCTCCCGCTCTTGCCGATAGGCCCCGCCCGCGCCCGCATCGGCGCCTGGGTCAAGCCGTTCGCCGCCTACAAGCGGAACGTCCGCGTCGCCTACACCTGGGAACCGGTGATCTTCCGTGAAGCCCGGGTCAGCTCACGGGAGGGGGCGCTGGTGACTAGAGACCACCTGGCCTGCCCGATCACCATGCGGCGCGGGCTGACCGGGGCCAAGCCGGAGAAGTTTTGCGAGTGGGTGCGCAACCTGCTCGGCTGGATGCCAGGCGACGAACTGGTCGACCTGTTCCCGGGCACGGGCGTGATGGGTGCCGTGATGGCGCAGGAGGCGATGCTGTGACCTCCTCCCCGTGGCGCCTGTCCTACCGTTGCAGCCCCGCCGGCCGCGCCCTCGCCGACCGGCACTACAACCGGCAGTCGGTCGGCGCCGACAACTTCGTGCCACCAGGCCGCTGCCTGGTGCTGCTCACCGAGGACCGCTCGGCCGTCTGGACGACCTCCTGGCCCTTCCCGCAGTTCGTCCTGCACGAGTGGGGGGGGGCATGGGTGAATAGCCTGTTCCGCCGCGAGGGCGGCCCGCACCTTGCATCAGACCTTATCCGGCAGGCGGTCGCGCACACCCGGGCCGTGTGGCCGGACGTGCCCGACCTCGGCATCGTCACCTTCGTCGACGCTTCCAAGGTGCGGCGCAAGCGCGACCCCGGCCGCTGCTACCGGAAGGCTGGCTGGCGGCATGTGGGCTTCACCAAGAGCGGCCTGTGGGCATTCCAGCAGCTTCCCGCCGACATGCCGGAGCCGTGCCCGGTGACCGGTTCACAGATGACCTTGTGGGGTGCCGCGTGAAGCCCTGCATCTGCATCTACGCCTACTGCGGCACCCAGGAGGCCCGGGTGTTGTGGCAGCCGGGCTGCCCCGCCCACCCGGGGGCACCATGGCGGCTATCCGGGCGGTTGCTTGCCCTGCCCGAGTGGATGGGGGAGTGATGGCGGACCTGACAGCGGTGTCCCTGTTCGCCGGTATTGAGGGCATCGGCCTGGCGCTGCACCGCGCCGGGATCAATGTCACGGCGGCGGTGGAGATCGACCCGGCCTGCCGCGGGGTGATCGCCCGCCACTTCCCCCAGACGGCGCTTTTCGAGGACGTGAGGACGGTAACCGGTGACCAGCTACGAGCAGCAGGGTTTGTTCCCAGGCGGGGAGTGCTTGCCGCCGGGTGGCCCTGCCAGGGGAACTCCGTCGCAGGGCGTCGCGGCGGCATGGGCGACCCACGATCGGGAATGTGGGTGCATGTCGCCCGCCTGCTGGCTGAGCTATCTCCCCGCTGGTTCATCGGCGAGAACGTGCCTGGGCTTTACTCCGTCAACGACGGCAGGGACGTCGCCGTCGTGCGGCGCGACCTCGCACAGCGCGGTTATTGGTGGGCCGAGCGGATTCTGGACGCTCAATACTTCGGTGTCCCCCAGCGACGTGCGCGTGTCTTCTTTGCCGGATGTCTTGGAGGCCGGGCCGCACCTGTCCAGGTACTTCTTGAGCCCGAAAGCGGCGCGGGGGATTCTGCGGCGGGCGGCGAAGCGGGGAAGGGTGCTGCCCGGCGCGCTGCAAACGGCTCTGGAAGTCCTGGCACAGTCGGCACTATCGGAGGCAACGGCCCAGGAGGCGGCTGGCGTGTAGGCGCTGATGAGGCGGCAGCGGGGCAGTTGGTGGCGGCCACGCTCCAGGGCGGGGGGCGCCGCGGCCACCGGATCGACGCCGAGGGCGCGGCTGGGGGGCACCTGATCGCTTCCGCCCCCTTGCCCTCGCGCGCCGTGAGCGCATGCGACACGGCGCGCGAGGGCAAGGGGGCGGACTCTGACGCCACCCACGGGTTCATCACCTACCGCGTCCGCACCTTCGGCGGTGAGGGCATCGCGCATGCCCTCACCGCCGAAGGTGCGGACGCGAGCGAGGATGGCACCGGGCGCGGAACGCCCCTCGTGACGGACATCCACCAGGGAA